ATCACCAAGAAAAAATTAAATATATAAAACTTGCTTATGAAAAATTAAAAGTTGGTGGTATTTTATTCTTTCAATTTGTTGTTGGGGAAGAAAATTCTGCATACTCTTATCAAACATCAAGGTTTGAAATTGACAGAATATTAAGCGATGTAGGATTTAAAAACTTAATCTTTACAGATCATATGCATCCTGAATGGATGTTTGTTAAGGCTACAAAATGATTAGCGCATACCTTTATTCAGTAAAAGAAGAGGACTGTGCTGCTGATAAGTGGGATTATGGACTATTAAAAGAATTTTTTAATAAAAATAATATTATTCCAGAAAGAGTAACAACCTTAGTTAATAAAGATAGAGCGTTTGTTGTTGTGCCTGGACCACAAAATATAGGGCATGAGGAATTAATATCCGATGAGTTAAACAAAATAGGCAGGGTAGTTTTATTTATTACTGGTGATGAAAGTGGATCTTTTGATGTAGATAAGATTAAACATAGCAATATTGAGATATGGATTGCATGTCCTCATGATAAACATAAAAAATATAATAGGTTAGCCCTTGGCGTTCCGCAACATTTAAGTAAAAACTTACCAGAGTACCAAGACAAATCCTATGATGTATTTTTTGCAGGGCAAATAACCCATGCAAGAAGAAAAGAACTAGCAGAAGTAATGCCATTAATACCAAACTCTGTCTATGAACCAACTACTGGTTTTGCACAGGGTCTAGTCCCTAAAGTATATTATGACAAGATGTTTATTAGTAAAATTATTCCGTGTCCAAGTGGTGCAGAGGTAATAGATTCTTTTAGATTTTATGAGGCTATAGAAATGCTTTGTTTGCCAGTAGGAGATAAGTTAGACTCAAAAATGCAAGAAACAAACTTCTTTACTCTTGTTTTTGGTACGGATTTTCCAATACAGGTTACAGATAATTGGCATAATTTAAAAAAAATAATTCCTGGATTGCTTGAAAACTATCCACAAAATATGCATAAAGTAGTTTGTTGGTGGATAAAATACAAAAGAGATCTTAGTATTAAATTAATGAGGCAAGTAAATGCATAAAAAAGATATAACTATAATTATTGCAACATCTATAATTCCAGATCACCCTAATACTGCAATGATAGAACAAACTATTAATGATATACGATTTCATTTTCCAGATAATGAAATAATTATGCAAATAGATGGATTAAGAGATGAACAACTTAATCGTAAAAAAGATTACGATGAATATAAAAACCGAATATTGTGGAAATGCCTACACCAATATAAAAATATACTACCAATAATTTTTGATGAACATAGCCATCAAACCACAATGATGAAAAGAACTATTAAACTTATAGATACTTCAGCAATGCTTTATGTTGAAGGTGATGCACCTTTAGTTACAGATTATGAAATTGATTGGCAAAAGTGTTTAGACATGTTAGAACTTGGCTATGCCAATACTATTCGTTTCCATCATGAATCAGAAATTCCAGAGCCACATAAACACCTTATGATGGGGTTAGAGAATGGCTTTATGAAAACAGCACAGTGGAGTCAGAGACCACACCTAAGTACTGTAAAATATTATAAAGATATAGTTTTACCATTCTCTGATGAAAAAACTTTTATTGAGGATAACTTTCACGGCAAGGTTCAAGATGATATTTTTCCCTATAATGCTTTTAGTCAAGAAGGATGGGATACACACAAACTTTGGATTTATCACCCAGAAGGACAGATCAAACGTTCTTACCACTTAGATGGTCGTCAGGGTACAAGAAAATATACTAAGGATGATGATGCTTGGGGGTATAAAGAATGAGACTAGGAATCATAGCAAGATCAGATAATACTGGCCTTGGTAATCAGACTAGAGAGTTAGTTAATATGCTTAGTCCTGATAAGATTCTTTTAATTGACTCTACCCCGTTTAATAACAACAAACAGCATCCAGAGTGGTATGACCGATACAGTTGTATTAAGACACAGGGTTTTCCATCTGTTCAACAGATGAAAATGTTTTTAGGAGATGTAGATGTTGTATTAAGTTGTGAAACTTTTTACGATCAAAATTTTATAAGGTTTGCAAATAGACGTGGAGTAAAAACCATTCTTCAGTATAATTATGAATTGTTTGGTCACTTAGCAAACCCAGAACTACCTTTACCAACAGTTCTACTATCTCCTAGTTTATGGCAAATTGAAACAATTCAAAGTATGTTTGGAGATAGAACAAAGGTAATTCACCTTCCACCTCCAACTACTCCTGAGTTATTTACAACTGCAAAAAATAATAATATTTCTAAATCACACAATAGACTATTACACATTGCTGGAAAGAAAGCAGCAAAAGATAGAAACGGTACTGAAACCGTAATAAATATGTTAAAGCATTCTAAAGCAGATTATGAATTAGTTATTAGAAGTCAAAGCGAAATAGTAACTAACGTAGCAGACTCAAGGTTAAAAATTGAAATTGGCAACCCAGAAAACAGGGAAGATTTATATAATGGCTTTGATGCTATGGTATTACCAAGACGATATGCAGGACTATGTTTGCCAATGAATGAGGCTTTGCTTTCTGGTCTACCCGTTTTTATGACAAATGTTTCACCCAATAATCAGATCTTGCCACAAGATTGGTTAGTTGAATCAGATCCGATAGGAACAATTAGAACAAAGGTTAGAATTAATTTGTTTGAAGCAAACAATGTTTTGTTAGCGCAAACAATTGACAAGTATATGTCTATCAATGATAAAACTAACTATAAACAACAGGCCTATGAGTTAGGATTTAATAACTTTGCACCAGGAATATTAAAAGACAAATACTCAGAACTTATTTCTCAAATTTAGTTTTTTTATCAAACTTAATTTTAAGTATTTTATTAAATATACTATTAAATGAACTATCTGCACTAGACAAATAAGTGTGATCATCTATGTTTAAATTATAAGACTTAAGAACTAATGGTCCAGAATTGTAAACCTTAACGTCTTCCATTTGTGTGCCACCTACATCAAACTTATTTCCGTATATAGATCTCCATAAAAATTGATCTAAAAGTTCTAATACTATATTTAATTTTTCTTTTTCCATAATCATGGGAACGTGGAGTTCATAGTCTAAGGGGTTCTCAAATCCTAATGCTTTAAGTTTTTTATATGTGCCTGAGAGTTTTCTGGTGTACTGAGAGTTGCCGTTAAGTTTTTGATATAGGTTTATCTTATCTAATAGGAAGCCACTATGAAAATTTTCTATCTTATTTATTTTTTTTATAATATAAAAGTCATCATTCATTAAGATAAATGATTCTGATATTTCTTGTGAAAGACAAATTGTTTGTAAATTTTTTACGGCATTTTTATACTTTGATTCTTTTTGTTCTACTTCTATATAATTTCCTATATACCAGTCAGGCTTACCACCAACAAGCCATATGTTTGCTTCTGGAAAACTTTCAACAACAGATCTAATTGAATACTTTAGTTCTTCGTTTACTCCGTCTTTACATATATATACGAAATCCATTAATCCCCATTATAAAAAAATAAAGAGGGCAAGTTTTAAGTTTGCCCCCTTTATGAAATAAACTACTTTTTCTTAGCAGCCTTCTTTTTTGGTGCACTTTTAACAGGCACAATCTTGCCAAGAGCATCTGAAATAATACCAGTATCTGGTAATACGCCAAACGCTTTGTCATTAGGATTGAGCGCTCTCAATGCAACGGGCGCTAAAGCAGCAACTAGTGCAGCCCATAGATCCTTTGGATCTGTTACGCCAGCCATGTAAAGTGCAATTACTGAACCAAGGACAGATCGTCCGTATGATGCCAGCATTGCCTTTGACTTATCGTTTAATAAGTTATTCATTATTCCTCCTAGGATATAATTTGTGTTAGTGTTTTATAGCCAACCCATAAACCAATAATTCCTGCGACTCCCGCAAAAACTGGTGGTGCTGGTACTGGCAATTTGAATGCTGCGAACACGACACCGCATCCAAAACCTGTGATAATTGATAACAGAATGTCTCTCATGTTATTTTTTTTCTTGACCCATCTCTGGTAAAAGCGCTAAAAGTTTATCAGAATAGTTATCCAAACCCTTTAGCCTTAATTCATCTGAAACCTCTTTAATGGTCTGCTGTGACTTTTCAATATACTCAAAGGCCCAATCTCTTGAGTCAGAGAGAAACTTTATAAAGTTTTCTTTATGTATTGTGTCGTCAGACATACTGATGCCGTTATCTATTTGAGAGTTTAACTCTTCAAGTGCCCTGGTTTTTATAAAAAGTTCAGCCAACAATAGGTTAGACTTTTTTAGTTTATCAAAGGTAGCCCAATAGGATAGCCCAAAGGAAAAAGACAGGGTAGCAAAAAATATCAAAAACATCATTTCCATAATATCTATTGTACTCTATCCCTAATGACGTGAGTTGTCCAATAGTATAAACACTTATCGCAACAAGGTTTGTTATATTCACTCTGAGTATCTTTATAAAACTCTGCATAATAAATATAATCTTTACGATAAAGGTTGGCTCTATGGGTAATATTGACACGATTTACATGAGATGCCTTACTCCAGACTGGCTTATCAGTACCCCACAGATGCCCAGAAACGGCCTTCAGAGCCTCTATGTTGGCCTCATTCTTGTCTGTCTTAATACCTCTAAGGCTAGCCTCTTTAATCATGGCTCTTGTATACGTGAGTAATGATTTTTCAGCGTTTTTCCACATCAATACCGCTGGGTGATTGCGCCATGCGCCTGAAGCGGATTGACCAGATAAAACCTTGAGTATCTGATAAGACTCTAATATCTGTTTATTTAAACGTTTATTGTCAAGAGTCTCAGCACATTGATCAAAGTCTTTGTATGGTAAAAAGGTTTGCACTATTCGTCTTCTTCAATGTCAAATAAATCTAAGTCTGATAATTGACTAAGCCTTGAAGCAAAGAATAAATTAATTGCAATAAAAATAGATATTGCTGACAG